ACTGGACCACAAGGTGCAACAGGCCCCCAAGGACCAACCGGCCCACAAGGTTCTCAGGGACCAACCGGCCCACAAAGCGGAGTTACAGGCCCACAAGGTGCAACTGGACCTCAAGGTCTAAATGGTCCTGTTGGACCTCAAGGCGACACAGGTCCACAAGGTGGCACAGGTCCTCAAGGTTCACCAGGTCCACAAGGTGCAACTGGAACTCAAGGTTCACAAGGTCCAACTGGACCACAAGGTGTAACTGGACCACAAGGCGCAACAGGCTCCCAAGGACCAACCGGCCCACAAGGTTCTCCAGGTTCTCAAGGCACTCAAGGTCCAACTGGACCACAAGGCACTACAGGTCCTCAAGGTTCACCAGGTCCACAAGGTTCTGCCGGCCCTCAAGGCTCTCCTGGACCTCAAGGTTCATCTGGCGGTACAGTTACTCAGGTAAATTCATTAGGTGTTGCAACAGCTGCATCAGGAACAACAGGTGATGTTCGTGCAACAGGCAACATTACTGCTTATTATTCAGATAAGAGATTAAAAGATATTTTAGGAAATATTGATAATCCATTAGAAAAAATTAAAAAAATATCTGGTGTATATTATGAATCTTCAGACTTGGCTAAATCTTTTGGTTATACCAATGAAGAAAGACAGATGGGTGTTATTGCTCAAATAATGAAAGAAGTTCTACCTGAAGTTGTAAAGATAGCTCCATTTGACATTGATAAATATGGAAATAGTAAGTCAGGAGAAAACTATTTAACAGTACAATATGAAAAAATTGTACCACTTTTAATCGAAGCATTAAAAGAACAAAAGAAACAAATAGATTATTTGAAATCCAAAATTTAATATGTTAGGAATATTATGAAAAAAAGTTTGATTGTAGTTGATGATTTTTATAATAATGTAGATGAAGTCAGGAAGTTTGCATTAACGGTAGAATATAAAGAAGATTTGAGATTCTACAAAGGACTCAGGTCAATTAAGAACTATCATCAAGATGGTTTAAAAGAAATATTTGAAGATTTGATTGGTGAAAAAATTGTTTCTTTTCCTGATGACGGTTCAAATAATGGTTGTTTTCAGATAACAACATCAGAAGATCCACAAGTATATCACCACGATACACAAAAGTGGGCAGCAATGATATATCTATCACCAATTGCCCCATTTGAGAGTGGTACAAGAACACATCAATCAAAGATTACTGCTGCACGACATATGAATGATCCATATTGTCAAGATTCTTTTTCTGGTGGTTTTTATGACTCAACAAAATTTGATACAATAGATAGTATAGGCAATGTATATAATCGTCTAGTAATTATGGATGCTCAACAAATACATTCAGCTGGTAATTATTTTGGTAATTCTAAAGAAACTGGAAGATTAATACAGTTATTCTTTTTTGATTGAAAGTAAATATGATAACATTTGTAATTGATAAACCCGAAACAAAAGACTTGAAGTTCAGTTTTGTAACACCAGAACATGATCCAAATAATGTAAATTATTTGATTGAATTATATGAATCAATGTGTGCTCAAACTTATTCAAATTGGGAATGGATTCTATACATCAATAATAATTTTCTACCAGAACATGTACCAGAAGTTATAAGAAATGATGTACGAGTTAGTGTGTTTCAATCACAAGATAGTAACAATAAAATTGGTGCATTAAAGAATAGAGCATTCAACTTAGCAACAGGTGATATCTTAGTTGAAGCAGACCATGATGACATATTAACACCAAATTGTTTGAATGAATTATACAAAGCATATCAAGACAAAGATGTTGGTTTTGTGTATAGTGATGTAGCATTATACCATATGGAAGATAAGTTCGTTCCATATGATGAGAATATGGGTTGGACATATAGGTTGTTTGAATGGAGAGGAAAACAATTATATGCAATGAATTATTTCAAACCAACCAGTCAGAGTATGACATATATTTGGTATTGTCCCGACCATGTAAGGTCATGGAGAACGTCTGTGTATAAAGAAATAGGTGGACATAATCCAGAATTGGCAATATGTGATGACCATGAGTTGTGTATTAGAACCTACTTGCACACCAAAATGGTACATATACCAAAAGTTTTGTATATTTACAGAATAACAGGTAACAATACGTGGATAAAAAGAAATGAAGATATACAAACAAGGACTAGAGAACTCTGTAATCAGTATGCACAAAAGCTAGCAGAAAGAGATGCTGACTTAAAAGGACTATTAAAGGTTGACATTGGTGGTGGGTTAAATCCATATCCAGGTTACTATTCTGTCGATTTGAGACAAGATGCCGATATGGTATATGACTTAAATGATGGTATTCCTTTGAAAGATAATTCTGTAGGTGTTCTAAACGCAAGTCATATTATAGAACACTTATATGATAAAACAAAAATTATGTCGGAGATTCATAGGGTATTGGCTCCAGGTGGTTGGGCTTTCATTGAGGTGCCAAGTACCGATGGTCGAGGTGCTTTTCAGGATCCAACTCATGTGAGTTACTGGAATGAGAATAGTTTTCTATATTATACTGATGCATACTTGGGTAATTTCATAGACAACAAAACAATTAGATTTCAAGAATATCGTAAACAGACACATTTTCCAAATGAATGGATGAAAAATTTGAATGTCTGTGTAACGACAGTCTGGCTGGTTGCCATTAAACCAGGAATGGACAGATTACCTGGTCCATTAAGAATATAAATAATGGATAAAACTATGGGTAAAGATAAATGGCCACAACAACCACAAGAACAGCATTCAAAGATTATTGTCTCCGTAGACTAGGATTTCCTGTAATTGAAATTAACATTGATGATGACCAGATAGAAGACCGTATTGATGATGCTTTGCTTTACTATCAAGACTACCACTTTGATGGTCTACAAAAAGTCTATTATGTTAAATCAATTGACCAAACGGACATTGACAACCGATATTTGGATTTAACACAGGCAAAAGACAGAGCCAATAATACTTTAGAAATTACTGGTATCACTCGTATATTTCCAGTTACCGATTCACAGTCTTCCATTAATATGTTTGACCTGAGGTACCAACTCCGTCTGAATGAGTTGTATGACTTCACCTCTGCGTCCTACATCAATTATACTTTAACACAACAACACCTTCGTTCACTTGAACTTATGTTCTCTGGTGAAGTTCCAATTCGTTTTGTACGTAATATGCAAAGACTCTACATTGATTGGGCTTGGGGTGCATCAGAAGCACCAGTCGGTACTCATGTGATTGCCGAATGTTATGCAATCGTGGATCCTACAGTATATGGCAGAGTTTGGAATGACCGATGGTTAAAAGAATATGCTACCACATTAATCAAGATTCAATGGGGTTCCAATCTTAAAAAGTTTGCCGGTATTCAGTTACCAGGTGGCGTACAATTAAATGGTAATATAATCTTTGATGAAGCCATGGATGAAAAGAAACGATTAGAACAAGAGATGGAAAATAACTACGGTGGTCCGCTAGAAATTTTCATGAACTAATATGGCAACATCTGTTTATTTTAATAACTACAACTCACAGGTTGAACAACGAGTTGTAGAAGACCTCATTGTAGAATCCATAAAGATTATGGGTTTTGATGCGTACTATTGTCCTATTTTCAATCCAGAAGATAGAGACATATTGTACGGTGAAGATCCAGTTAAAAAATTCAAGTCGGCATTTCCTGTTGAATTTTACCTTTCTTCTGCATTAGAATATTCAGGTGAAAGAGAATTCTTTTCTAAGTTTGGCCTTGAAATCAAAAATAACGCCACGGTTATTCTATCAAAAAGGTCTTTCTCACAACGAGTACCACAGAATGAATTCACACGACCAAGAGAAGGTGACTTGGTATATGTGCCATTCTTAAATGGTACAGGTGAATTATTTGAAATCAAATTTGTGAATCAAACTAAAGACTTCTTTACATTAGGTCGTAAGATTCCATTCTTCTACGAATTGGAACTTGAGAAATTTAAATACTCACAAGAGTTTATTGAAACTGGTGTGTATGAAGTTGATGATTCAGTTACTCAATCTGGTTACACAATAGAATTGAATGTGTCACATGGTGCAAATAATTATATACAAAAAGAAATCGTCTATCAAGCACCAGACCAAACACAGGCAAATGCCACGGCAGTTGCTGTTGTACAACATTGGAACAATGTATCTCAAATATTAAGTGTTACCAATATTGCTGGTGAATTTATCAGTAACAATACTATTATTGGTGCCGTAAGTAATGCAAGACATACATTAGTTTCATTTGATCCGTTAAAAGATTCTACAAGAAATGAAACATATGATAACTTGTATATCGAAAATCAGGCAAATAATATTACTGATTTCACCGAAATTAATCCATTTGGAAAAATCTAATGTCAACACCACAATATAACCGTGTAATTCGTAAAATGGTTGTTGGTTTTGGCAATCTGTTCAATGAAATAACTCTGGTCAGGTATAATCCTGATGCGTCAGAAGCAGAACGTTTTCTGATACCAATTGCCTATGCAACTAAAGAACGATATGTGATGCGTCTTGAAGATGATTTAAATTTGGATAAAAAAATTCAAGTGGCATTACCGAGACTTTCTTTTGAAATGACAGGTCTATCTTATGATTCAACCAGAAAACAAAATACAAATACTAAAAACTTTGCACAAACTTCATCTGGTGTTGTGGCTCAATACAATCCTGTGCCTTACAACTTTGATTTCTCTTTATATCTGTATGTAAGAAATATTGAAGATGCTACACAAGTATTAGAACATATCATTCCGTATTTCACACCAGACTATACAATTAAACTTAATTTGATTCCTGAGATGGGTATTGTCAAAGAAATACCAATAATTCTAAATAATACACAACATGAAATCATTTATGAAGGTGATAGAGACCAAGAAACCAGAATGATTATCTGGACACTTAATTTTACAGCCAAAGGTTTTATATTTGGTAAAACATCTTCAGCTGGTATCATTAGGACTTCTATTACAAATATTTTGAATGATATTGGACCGGAAGATACTGTTGCATTTGAAATGGATACACCAGGTATTGGTACATATCAAATAGGTGAAGTTGTATATCAAGGTTTTTCATATAGTAATGCAGTTGCGACAGGCAAAGTTGTTTTGTGGAATAATAACATATTACACTTAACAAACATCAATGGTAACTTTATCTCATCACAACCAATTTATAGTATTAATAATAATGCAAGTTACACTTTTGTCGGATATAATTTAGATGGAGTTACATCACAAAAGATATTAGATATTGTAATTGAACCAAATCCACCAACAGCAAATGCAAATAGTTTGTATACTTACACAACAACAATTACTGAGTATTAAAAAATGCCAAGAATAACAGGCGGACTAAGAGCAACCGGCACATCTTTGAGGATTAAAAATCCACCACCACCTACTATTGGTAGTGATAATCCA